GTTTGTTAGGGGGTCTGTCAAAAAAGAAACACCCCGGGGTATATCTCTCCCCCTATGCCTCTTGCCCTGAAAAAGTTTAAAAATAAAATGAGATCGACCAAGTAAACCTGATCGACCTCAAACCTTGGAGAGATTAGTAGACTACAGTACCACTCTTTCTTGCTTCACGCTCCTTTTGCCTCTTCTCATCTTGAAGCTCATCGATGAAGTCCAGCATCTTAGCCATCACATCTTCAGGCTTCAGATCGTGCTCCTTGATAGCTTGCTTAACAAGATCAGCTACCTTTCTTGCAGTATAGTTAACAAAGATCTTTTCGACCTTCAACTCTACTGCATGATCATCTTCAGCCTCTAATCTCCATGTATCTGAATCAAAGTTAGGCTGATGATCCAGGAAGAAGTTAATAGCATTCCTTCTACTCTCATCCCAATCCTTCAGGGTGAGAATGTCCTGAGCATGGTACTTCTTCATCTTCTTACTCTCTTTGCCACTGTTAGTAGTGGGCTTTACAACTTTCTTTGCCATAATGGTAAAATGAAATAATGTGAATAATAAAACTAATAAAACATTATTTCTTTTAATTATGAATGAAACCCATAAGCATAAGATTGAAAGAAATATAAATGATAAAACCTTTAGTTTGCATGATTAATATCAACTGCTTTATAGTCTATTACTCACTCCAGTATGTCAATGATCGTGTAAAGCGGATGCAAAGGTAATATAATTTCCGGGAACCAAAAAATTTAGGGAGAGTTTTTAGGCTCTCCCTGTTTCTTATTCATCCTCCTCTTCTCTACTGAAGTGTCTGTGTATCTTATCATCTATCTCTCTGTCAGCCCTTGTATTAAACTCAAGCCACTTAGATCTGAAGTATACATTAGCACCTATTAGACCACCTCCTATCACAAAGCACTGAGCAATATAGATCAGTACTCCTGTTGATATATTATGTTGGTTCAGGAAGAATGATAAGAAGGCAAGCAATACTCCACTAGCCATGAGAGTAAATGCTACAATATAATTGATCCTGTCTTTTAGGCTAAGATCACTCCATTTCTGCTCTTTCATTTTATCCACAATATCCTAAATACCATGCAGCTCCATCACTAATCAGAAAGACCATAGTATCACCTAGATCTACACTGCTGGAGCTATTTCTTTCATTCTGTTTATAAATTGTACCTTGAAGAGTTAGTCTACCACTACCTCTATCTTTTACATAAATTATCCTACCTGATTCTCCAGTTCCTAAAGTTAAAGTAGAGTTACCTGATCCCTGGAATATCAAGAAATCATCCGTATCAGATAAGGTATAATTAACGCTAAATGTTCTTATCTTTAAATTATTTATTCCTAACCATTCACCTCCTACTAGCCTCTTAACACCACTAGAAGATATCTGTAGTCCGTAATTCCCATAATTGATAGTAGTGCTCTCTGTTCCTATATAGGCTGTAGCACTGGTTCCAAAGTTAACAGCTAATCCATCATAACCTATTAACATATAAGCATCATTAGGAATAGTGAAGCTAGCGTTATATGATAGAACTACTGTAGGAATTGCATAAGCTGGATCTTCAGGTATATTAGTTCCGGAGATAATAGTTCTAACTGTAAGGGTTACTGTAATATTTCCTCCGGCACTTGTATAGGTAAAAGCTCCTGAATATGATCCTGAAGCCTTTTCTACTCCATTTTCCCGAATTACATAGCTCTTTACTCCTTCTGCACCTGATACTGTATTTCCCCTGGTATTATAGTAAGTTCTAGTTCCCGGAGTGATAGTAATAGTCTTTCCTGAAGCTACTATACCTACAGGGAACTCACAGGAGAAGTTAAAGATATAATTACCTGAACCATCTTCATCTCCAGGTTCAGTGTCTCTTACATTCTTAGTTAGGACTGTATTACTCTTACTCTTGAATTGACTATAAGTACCTACAGATTGGGGAGAAATTTGTGTTAATCCTCCTGATCCCTGTAAAGTAAATCCCTGGCTATCATTATTCAGAGTTAAAGTACCGTTAATATCAGTATTACCATTGAGAGTAATTTTTCCATTAGTAATATCAATTCCAGTTCTATTTCTCAGATCATCATATACATTTAACTGGATATTATTTGCAGTCTGAGTTAATTCTGAAGAGGTAACATAATCATTTTCTATATTAGTTACCCTGGAAGATATAGAGTTAGCTGTTTGAGTTACTACTGATATCTGAGAATCTGTATATCCATTAGCTTGAGATACTGCACTGGTAATAGCGTTATCTGTAATAGTGAAAATACTCCCGGAATCAAATTTAATAGCTACTGGGACTTCATCTACTAAGGTTCCACTCCTGTAAAGCCTCAATACCGCTGAAGTAGGAGGATTAGTCATGGAGCTATAGGAATTAGATATATTAGAAGTCCTGTAGAAGTATGTAGATTTTGATAAAGTTACTGTTTGATTATTGGATAGTAGAAGATCTGCACTGTAATTTGTTAGATCTGTTACCTGTGAGATCTGAGAGCCTTTAACATGAAAGACCTTAGCATCTACCTTACAAGTCAATTTATTATCCAAAGTAACAGTAAGATCCAGTTTATCTATCATTAACTTATCAAATTCCGCATCTGCACCCTGAGTAACTGCACTAGCCTTAATTACATTGAAGGGGACTTTCTTAGTAACAGTATAAGTAGTCCCGCTGTGAGTAAAGACTAAGGTAATCTCCAGGTCTGTATTTGAGACTGAAGTACCATTATTTGTAGTTGTTTGAGTTTCTGTATTATAGGAAGTATTAGGGTTATAAGTCCATCCTATAGTAACATCATTAGTATTCCTGGTGATAGAACTAATTAAAAGTCCAGTTCCAGTAGCAGGTGAAGGAGTAGAACCAGTAAGATTAAAAGTCCTTCCTCTGTATTTTATCTGAGATCCTGTTATCCATTCACTATAGGGTATAATCTGACTTCCTAAGAATGCCTGGATAGTAGTAGGGACATTTTGATAATCCGTACCTACATAAGTCTTTCCAGTACTATCAGCCATCATCCAAGCTTGCTCACTATCTACTATTACCTGAGGATATTGTCCCTGAATCAAGTCTATAACATCAGTAGTAGTAGATCCATTCACTACTTTGAAGTTTCCGGTAAATAGATTCTGAGAGGGAGACATTTGATTAACTATACAACCCTGGAGAGAGAAAGAGTTAATCCCTGCATACTGAACAATAGAAGGAGCTGTTACATTAGGATCCGGAGACTGATAAGCACTGAGAATAATAGCGGATTGTCTAGCCAGATCATCATTACCCCTATATCCTAACTGACAAATCTTATCTCCTACCTCCGGCTCACTAGTTCCATCATAATTATTTTTATCAAGATTTATAAAATGGCATTCTACATCTTCTCCATCTATCCTATAAGTTCCAGTACCAATAGAACTAACTAAAGCCCAATAGTACTTATTAGTTACATTCTGTCCGGTAGCATCAGTTTTATTGAAAGTCTGACAAATTACCTGATCTCCTGCCCTGAATTGATTAGATACTCCATTTTCATCATCAGTCTTTTTCCAAGCTACCATATAAGAAGAGCCTACATCTAAAACATAATCTATAGTAGCATTCCCAGCACTTAGGATTACTTGACCTCCTACTGATTTAATTTCATCGATAGTAAGATTAAAGAAGTGAGCCTGTTTAGTTACTGTTAGTCTTTCTGTTACTATTTCCTCTGAATTTAGGTTAGTAGTCTCAATACTATTCCCGGTTAGTCCATCACAGCTAATATCTCCAGTAAAAGTACCATCATTAGCGGATAGATCCCCGGTTAAAGTAGCGTTAGTAGTTGTAATACTTCCATCTACATCTAAATTTCCGTTAATCTGTCCTGTTTCAGCTGTAATAGATCCGGTAGAAGTAATACCTGCTCCGGTTATATTTCCTGAACTGATTAGGTCTCCATCGATATCTCCGGTATGATCATGGTACTGTCCCCAAATATTCACTCCTTGAACTTCCCCTACTGTTACCTTACTAGAAGCAAAACCTCCGCCAGTAGTAAGAGAAGAAGTAGAGCTAGAAGAAGTTCCTGTTTTCTTTTTTCTTGCAAAACTTTCTATCTGTATCATATTTCTTTTATTCTAAAGGTTGAGATTTCTTTCTTTGGGGAATAAGATCTAGAGCGTATAGTAAAGTCTCTTCCTAATTTTCCCCAGGTATAAGTATCATAAATCCTTGCTCCGGAATCATGAAGAGTAATATCCAATAAAGTCTTTGGAGTACTATATTCCTGATAATACTGATCTATATAGTGCTCTTCTGCTTTAGCCGTTTCATTAGTCCTAGCATTATAAATACCTCCTTCAATTTGGTGAGTTTGTTCATTCTCACTACAGATCAGAGGAAGATTATCACTAGATCTAAGTACACTATTCAGGTTAATAGTAGAAGATACTCCCATTTCCATAGCTTGTTTACTAGTAAGTTGAGTAGAGATCTTAAACTCTATATCATCCTTCTTATCTATAAAGGCATCACTTTCTGCACTCTTATATACTATTTCATTATCATCATCATATCCTGAGTAAAGTCCATTGTTGGAATAGATCTTACACTGGAAATCTTGAATAATAACATTTTCAGTATGAGCCAGGACAAATCTAGCGTTTTCAGTCCACTTAGTATGTCTAAACCAGGTCTTATGTCTTTTCAGTACATCATCCCAGGTAGTATTAACTAAACCTAAAACTCTGAAGATCATTTTTCCATTAAGAGCATCAGATCTCTCAATAGGAATAGCTGTACCATTTGCTTCTACATTCATAGTATAGTCTATAGTATTCTGAATCTCAAACTCATCACCTATAATATTATCTCCAATTTTAGGATTTACACCTAAAGAGAATGTAGTATTTTTGTAAGTTACTCCATCTACTACCTGTGTTGGTTCCTCTCCGACTACTACCCATTGGAAAGTACTATTACCGTATTCATCTATATCAGTCTCTATAAGCCTTTTATTTCCTATTATCAGTTCACATTCTAAGATAGGAACTTTAGAATATCTATCACTTCCATCCCAGGCTTCAGTATAATTGTATTGATATCCATGAGCTGATTTATCTTTAGTCCAGGGTTGTAGAGAGGGAACTGTTATATAGGAGAGAGGTTCTTTATCTGTATAGTATGTTTGATTATAGAACTTCCTAGTATAAAATCTTCCGTATTCATTATTATCAGACTTGATCATATTATCCCCTTTATGAACTCCGCCTTCTTCATTATAATCAGGTACATGAGGATATAACCAGTCATATCTATAGGGACAATAACCATCTAAAATAGCCTGGTAGTTATTATTTCTATCAGCCCAACCTACAGGATGAATACCTATATCCTCTTTATATGCACTACTCTCATACTGAATAGGCTGTAATAAGATCTTTCCGCTGAATACTAAGTAATTTATAGTTTTATCATCAGGGGGAGAAAATACACCTCCAGTAGTCCCAGTATATTCTATAATAGGAGCTGCATTTTGTAAGGTAGAATCTGAAGGAGCATGAGTATTTTCACCACTATCTTCATTTCCATTAACAGAGATAAATAGATAATCCTTCATGTCTATCTTATTTACCGGACTATTATCTTTTATCTCACCTCCTTTAATCTCATAATTTCCCATTCTAAGAATAGCCGGAGTACATGAATGCTCTCTAAGGTATTTTGGGATTTTCCACTGATTGATATAAACTCCATTAGAATCCTGTTCACAAAGATCATCTACTAATCCACCTTCAGGAGTTTTTAGTTTCCAGTTAGGATTAGTCATTACCTGAGTGAACCATTTAACTACTTTACAGTCTTCATAGTCAGTATTATTCCCCTTTACCATTGCATTTAGAGATTCAGTAGCCCTATCTCCATTACCTTCACTGATATACTCATTCATGTAAGGCTGTCTCCCTCCGTAATATGATTTTAGTTTATCCTTATCTAGAGGGCTTTCTATTAGTGTTTCTTGATCATCTATATCACAAGTAAGGGAGATTTGATTATATACTTCATCAATAGAAATACTTGTGTCTGATCCTCCAAATAGGTCATTGTTGATTATATTGAAGAGATTATCCAGCCCTTTAGTAGTTCCATCCTGTAGGTTAATCCATTCTCCTTCTAGTAAGTGGGTTTCATATACCTTCCATGTTTGTCCTCCAGTGCCTTCAAATCGATAAAATGAATGAGGATCAGGACAGTAAAGAGCATAATAGTTAACACCTCCTAAGATAATATCCCTTCTTGGAGCTGCACTTCTTGTACTACTAATATCTTGGAAATAAGCTTCAGACCAAACACCTACATATCTTGCTCCTGAATATCCACAGTAGCAATCAGTAGTAAGGATATAGACAGTAGCAGTTTCCCCTTCTTCTAGGTTAGGAAGATAGAGCATTTGGTTATGATGATCCGCAATAGCAACATCTAGATCATAGTGCTCCTTATCCATTATAAAGAAATTCTCTCCTTCTACTAGTCCGGGTTGATTCAAGATATCACTAATACTGGCTTTAGGTTTTATACTATCCCAGTCAAATATATAGAAATCCTCTCCTTCCTGTATGATATGAAGGTTCAGATATTGTAAGATCTCATGTAAAACATCTTCCTGTGTCCAAACATCATCAAATTCTTCTCCGTAAAATAGATATTCTGGGATAGATAGATCAGAGAATACAGTCCCGGTAGAAGAGCTATCCAGTCCTTTACTCTGATCATAGTAGATATTAGAACCACTTGGAAGGATATTTTGAATTATACTTAGGAAGGAGACTGTAGTAGAATCAGCCTTATTCTGATCATAGTCTTCTTTAGTAGAGGAATTATGATAGTTATAATACTCTATAGTCCCTAAGTAATCAATAGCTTCTAGTGTAAACTCATCCCAGTAATTATTATAAGGCTGGTTAAAGGTGCTAGGAGATAAGAATCCTGAAAAAAGTACCTTATTATCCTCATCCTTTACCAGTACTCCTATCTCCCTTGCATTCCCACTAAAGAGATCAGCTCCTACATAATCCTTAGTTACTAGATTAATAGTAGCAGTCTTCTTTATGATAGTTTGGAAAGAATCATCCATAGAGTATTCAATCACTACAGGCTCATCTCCAAACTTGATAGTACCATTCTCTCCTATAACTACTCCATCATTCTCTTCCCCTATGATTACTGTTATTAGTTTATCACTTATATTTCTAAATTGTCCTTTCATCTTATTCCTGTAACTTTACCAGTCTTCCCAACTGATTTACTAAAGTTTCGAAGTGTACCATAAAGATCTGATCCCTTAATCTTGAACTCAGGAACTAATACTGTATTTCCAGCTCCTATACTTCCTGATTCAATAGTCCTGAAGAGATTAGCTTGCTGTCTTCTATTAAGTACCATTTCTCCGGCATTAACTCTAGCCATTACCATATCTCCATAACTTGAACCTCCGGATATAATACCACCGCTAGCATATCCTGAAAGAGAGTGAATTTGAGCAATCATAGCGGCTAATTGAGCCGCTCCAGCTAAACCAAATGAAATCCAAGCCCAGGGACCAAGATCAGCAGCTGCAACAGTAGCTTTTGCATAACCTAAAGCTAATTGAGCTATGGTTTCTGCAACTATACCAGCAGCTTTTAGACCGTTATCTTCAGCCATTTGTCCAAGACTACTGAACATTTGACCAGTATAACCAGCAGCTTCACCTATTTTATTGAAAGTATCCTCTATTTTTGCGGTCTTCTCACTCTTCGTTTTAGTCTCAATTACTATGATACCTAATTTAGCCAGCTCTTCTTCAAGTTCTTTTATTTTATCTATGATCTGTTGATAAGCATCTGAACCCGTTTTACCTTCATCTTCAAACTCCTTTTTCAAGTCATACAATCCTTTTAAGGAGTTTTCAGTAGCATCTATCATCCTCTTTAAACCTTCAAGAGAATTAGTATTAAAAGGATTATCTCCAATCAGTTTATCAAAAGTACTTATAGAATATCTCCCGGCTACTTCACTCATTGTATCTTGGAAGTTTTTATATAGAGTTTCAGCCTGTTCTTTAGCCTTTTTCTCTGCTCTTTCCTTATCTTTAATTTTAGGATCTACTTCTAAACCTACTCTAATCTTAAAGTCCGTGAACTCTTTCTCTTTATCATTTAGATTCTTTATGGCTTCTGCTAGATCTTTTTCAGTTTCAGCACTATTTACTTTTTCTTTTAGCTCTTGAATCTTCTTCTCATAATCATTAATAAGACCTTTTTTATCATTATTGGTAGGTGAATTAGAACTACCTTTACCTGATCTTCCACTACCTGATCTTCCACTACCTGATCTTCCACTACCTGAACTTCCACTACCTGAACTTGAGCTACCAGGACTATAGAAGGGTACACTAGCAGCTTCTTCTTGTGCTCTCTTAGCTGCTAATTCAAAAGGTTTATTTAATTCATCTGCCCTATTTTCAAGTGTTATAGTAGCTGAATCCATAATTAGATCTGCTGCACTCTTTCCAATAACAGTATAATATTTTTGACCTCCAAATAGAGCTGAGAATGTAAAATCTTCCCTTAGTCCAGCCATAGCATCAGGATTTAATATACCTATATCAGCTAAATCACTCTGACTAAATTGTTCACCATTTTTAATTTTTCTCTCAATCTCACCTAGTTTTACATACTGATCTTTAAGATTATCTACCATAGTAGCGTATGCAGCTGTTGCTTTTGCTCTAGCTTTCATTGCAGCTATAATGGCATTAGCATTTTTACCAAATACACTCTCAGCACTAGTTACACCATCTACTTTTAATCCTAGATCTTTGAAGGCTGTTTTATTATCATCTACAAACTTCTTTTTAGCATTTAGATCATCCCCTAAAGAGTTCCATTGGCTCTGAAGGGTTTTGAATTTAATTATACTCTCTGCTACTGTTTGGTTTTGACTTTCCTGATTCTTTTTATAGTTTTCAGAGGCTTTATTAAGATCTTCCTGTGCTCTAGTAGCCTCATCATTATTTTTAGCAAAATTATATACAGCTACAGCGGCGGCGGCTACGACCATAGCTAACATTACATAGGGATTAGCCTTTACTGCTATATTGTTTCTAGTCTGAGCCTCTGTAGCCTTATCTATTGCAGTGGCTTCAGCTTTTAGACCTAATATCTTCTTTGCAGTCATTAAGTATCCCTCTTTATCAAGAAGATTAGCTACAGTAGTTATACCGTTAAGAATAGCTAGAGCCTGTTGACACCCCTGAATAGCTTTTGTTGCATTTTCAGATTCTATTCCTAATAGGCTCATTCCTCCAGCTGCAATAGATCCTATACCCGCTAGAGCCTGGAATCCCTGGACTGTAGTATTTAGCCACCTTCGATCATCTGCAAAGAACTTTATCATAGCCTGAGTATCACTAATTGCATCTTTAGCATTACCAGCGGCTTTAGCTATATTCAAGAATTGTGCAGCGTTATGATCTCCGTCAAATTTCATTTCGGCAAGAAGGGCTGAAGTTTGTTTTACTTTAGTATTAAGTTTACCTGAAGAAGTTATAATCTTCCCCATCGCCTTATCTACTAGTTCAACATTGGAAGCCTCCTTACCCATGTCTTTTATTTCTTTCTTTACCTTTCCAAGAACTCCACTTAGATCATCTTGTCCGGTAAATCGTAATGAATAATCAAAAGCCATTATTTCTTATTATTTAAATATTTTTCAGCTTCTTTCCTAAGCCTTTCTATGTCTTCCTTAGAGATCTTAGTCTTGTCCTCTATAGGTTCACTACTATTCTTCTCCCAGGGAAACTCTAGTATATCTTCCATCTTTAACTTTTTCGTACTGTTAGACTGAGCTATAAGAAATCCAATAAGTCTAGCCTGTTCCCATCCATCCTTAACTGCATAATACTGATATTTTAAGGCTGCACTAATCTCATACCACTGCATTTCATCTAGTACATAACTTGGAGGGTAGTGGCATTGCATAGTAAGAATTGCATATAACTCACTTACTGAAAGTTTTTTTTTTCGGTGGAATTATTATCTTCTTTATTATCATTAAATAGACTATTCTTCCCATCTTCCTCCTTCATTACCTTTTCCATATCCTGAAGAAGTTTGGGATTTTCATCTAAAGCATCTAGAAACTCATCCCACTGTAGAATCTGATCCTTATTATTAGCCAGGATCATTGAATAGTAGAATATGTAACTGTCTAACATAGTTTCTAGTTTAAAGGCTTTTCCAGTTATCTGTTCAAAGATAAATAAAGCCCTAATAGTATATTTCACTTTGTAGTCTTTTCCGTTAATCGATATAGTTTTCATAGTTCCTTAGTTTTAAAAAATTATAGCAGTACCCTATAATTTGACTTATAAGGTACTGCTTCTTTAATTACGTTCCCTTATTTATCCTGGGATTAAGCTTGAGTAGCCTTAGTTAAAGCACCTACTCCGGTAAAGTTTGCAGTAAAAGTAGCATATTCACCATTAGGAGCATTAAGACTAAGGGAGTTTACAATCAGTTTACCAGTATATCTAGTAGAAGTAGTATTAGGAGTCCATCCACCTTCAGGAACTTCAGTAGTATTACCACTCTTAATACCAAATACAGCGGTTAATTCCGTTCCATTGGTCATAGCATCAAAGAGATCATCAAAATTCTCTCCTTTTCCATCTACACTATAAAGGTTTTCACTTGATACAGTCCAGTTAATCTTGCTAACTTCCTGTGATCCCCATTTACCTCCACCTTCATCTTTGTTTGAAGTGTCGGTAGTATCTCCACTAATCTCTAGGGTATGATTAGTAGCGTATGCAATAGACTTACCTCCAATAAAGAGCATTAAGTCTCCACCTTGTATCTTTGCCATATTGTCTTATTTTAAATATATGTCTATTAAAATTCTCTGTATGTAAATATCACTTGAGAAGCTTTCACTAGTTCCCATGATCTTTACTCTGTCTATCTCTTCATTACTTCCATGTAATCCGGTTAAAACAGCATCAGCTACATCTACACTATTCTCATATTTATCTGATAGTATATTAATCTCTACTGATACTATTTCATCCTCTAGGTCTTTGTTACTTGCAGGTCTATATCCGGATCTTCTATATACTAAGAAGGGGAATGTAGTACCCTCAACTGCTACTATAGGAAAGATCTTACCTGTCAATAGTTCAGATACCGTATTATCAGATAGAAGTAAATCCTTTAATGTTTTTCCAATCTTGATTAGTTTCATGTCCCTTGTTCTAAGTTTCTAAGACTTTCATCTAATGATTTGACTATAGCCTCTTCTATTTCCCCTTCAGAAGCTTGTGCAGCACTTTTAAAGAAGTATTTTCCTACAATCTGTCCGGTACTATGTCCTCCGGATCTGAATCTATGTTTTCGATCATAAGAATATCCAGTAAGATCTCCTGTAGTTCTCTGTACGGTACCTTTCTCAAAGAATCGAAGTCTAAAATCCTTCATAATGTGAACTCCAGTAACTAAAGCATCCTTATCTTCCTTAATAAAATCAATTCCTTCATACATTGGAAAATCATACCATTTACCAACATGATTAGCTACCGAACTGTAGGAACTCTTAAAATAGTTTCTAGCATTCTCTCTAAGTACTGAGGCTCCTTCATGTAAAGCCTTCCAAATCATTTCATGTGTTACTGTTCCCTCTTCCAAAGTATCCAGGATTGAATCTACTTGAGAAGAATCGATTTCTACTTTAGTCATTTATTAGCTCACATTTAATATCTAATTCCTGTTGATCTCTATTAGGGGTTATATCCAGGATCTTGTAGAACTTATTATTCCATTTAATCCGGCATAGTTCATCTACAGGGACATATTGCCTTACCTGGAACTCTTTTCGATAAGGAAAAAACAGTTCATCATTACTATAAGACCGGAATCCTCCACTGTGTAGTAACCTAGCCCTGGTAGTATATTTCAGAGTATAGGTAGTGGTTTGTTCTCCATAGTCATTAACAACTATTTCCGGTTCCCATATTTCAATACTTTCCTGTAATAGTCCAGCTCTCATTAGAAAATTCCTCCGTTAGTCTCTTTCTTACTGTAGTCTTTGTATAAACTCAGAAGATACTCATAAGAAAAAGGTATTTCTGTGGCATTTGTGAAGGCTACTGATTCCCTACTTTGGTACATATCTCCAATGAATAGTAACATAGCATGGACAAGAGGGGCAGGTATAAGTCCCCTCTCATCCTCTAAGTCACTAAGTTTTTTATCAATATGTTGAGAGACTACACTTTCTGCAACCAAAGCAAGATCTACCAAGTACTCATCATCATCATGCCACTCTTCATTAATATTCAGGTGTTTTTTAATCTGATATAACTGTAGATACATGATGATTAAGTATTATAGAGTTAATTAAGAGTTAGCGGGAGCTGCGTAGTTACCAAATGCAAATGCGTTAGCTCTCAGAACTTTTGCATCGAAGAAAGCATTAACAACGATTCTTACCTGACCAGCTACAGCTACAGTATAAGGATCTACTACAATGTCAATACCACCCCAGTTACCGATAGCTAAGTTACTCCAGTCACCTACAATGAAAGCTTTATCATTAGCTCCGGTTCCCATATTAGAGGTATCATAAGCTCTAGTACCGTCTACCATACCGTTCTCATAAACCATACCGGTATTGTTAGTTCCCTTGATCATACCACGGAAACCAGCCTTAGCTTTATTACTCAAGATGTATACTCTTTCACCAAGAATATTAGCATCATCTAGAGTAGCTTCAAGATTGCAGAGAGTAGCAAAGTCTGAAACTGTAGTAGCGGTAACACCATTCCTGATACCCTTAGGAGCTACAACAACTGCACCACCTTCTTTACCATCACCAGCACCAAGAATAGTAGCTTCAAGTTTAGTATTGATAGCATTGATAAGATCTTGACGGATTACATTTTCTACATCAAGAGAATCCTGAGCTAACATCTGTTTTGAGATATCTACATAAGCGGTAAGTCTGTAAGGAGACAGAACTACATTACTGAAAGTAGGAGCACCATCAGCAGCTTGAGCAGTTTCACCCTTCCAGGTTACGTTAGAAGCAGTCATGATAGGGAATTGAACATTACCTACCAGTCCACCCATAAATCTTGCACCAGCTTGTACCAGTACGTTCTTAGCTCTCAGGGGAGTTACAATATCAAACAGGTCAGTAGCTACTAAGTCTGTACCTTCATTAGCTACACTTACAATAGCACGGCTTTCAGGAAGTTGAATTTGTCCCTGAGCTGAAATACCTGATCTTCTTACCTCTTCACTACCAGCTGCTAAAACGGCTGCGGTTAATTCATCCTGAGGCTTGTTGTTGGCTACGTTACGGATAGCCTTTACTAAACTAAATCTTTTTTCCATAGTTGTATTAATAAAATTTTGTGTTTTTCTTGATTCCTCTTCTTCCTGGGAATCATCTTTTATCTCTAGACTATCCTCTAGAGCCTTTAATTCTGTATTTAACCCTTCTATCTTTGATCTAATTTCATCAAACTCTTTTTGTTCTTCCGGGTTAAAATCTCTAATCTCTTTTTTGCAGAGATCAATCATTTCAGCGGCTCTAGTTTTTAATTGAGCCTTTTCATCTTTAATTTCTAAGGAGTTTCTCATAGTTCCTCAATCTCTTTTAGAAGCAAGTCCATTTTCTTATCAATTTCTTCAGACTTAGCTTTAACATCAGCAAACCTAGCACTACATGAGGTGGCTTCATAGGCTGGAGAGAATACAGGAGAAACATCATAAAGTCTATTAATTTTATAGATATCCCTGTAAATTACTCCATCCTGTTTATACCATCTTTCAGCGTTAGGATCTTCATTGTCAATAGTGAAGCAGAAACTAGAGGAATCAATATCTCCTCTGTGTAAGTATTCTAGAAGTTCATCTCCCAGGGCAGTTTTAGGAGCATCAAACATATATCTTACTCCGGATTCATCTACCTCTAACAGTAAACTTCCTTCTCCCTTCTTAGATCTAGCCAGGACTTTACTATCATCATGGTTAAATTTAGCTAGAACATCAGATTCCTTAATAGTATCTTCAGTAATAGCTCCCCTATGAATGATCTCTGTCCATCCTAGATCTACTGAAGGAGATTCAAATACTACAGCGTAACCTTCTACAGTTCTATCTTCACCTGTCTTAAAATTACTCTGAATCTTTCTAATTTCCATATTATTATATTATTTACCAAGCTTCATAAGTTCCGTATTCTCCCTCATAAACCTTTATTACTACATAGTTTACTCCATTTCCTAAGTGTGCAAGAGTATTAACAGGACTATCATTATCCTTCCATTTTATAGTAACCTCTGTAGAAGTTCCTGAAATCTGTGAATAGAAAGAAACATTCATAGTACTCCAGTCAATATTAGAATAGTTTTCAGCTCTAAGAATAAGAGTAGTTACCGGCTCAGTATTATAATCAGTATTCTTAGAAAACCTGAACTGGATTCCGGTAGTACCACTTGGGACAGTAGTAGAATAATCCTGAATTTTATAGGTTTTATATCTTGTATTATCAACTCTTATGATACCGGATGAAATAATATAATTCACATCACTAGCGTCATTGGATTTATTAGTAGTAATAGATAGGATCTTTGTTGGAACATGATCAGTACATATCAGTTCAAACCTATTATTTATATAATTATATACAAGAGCTGCTGTATCATTAGCATTTATAACACCAGCGGTAATAGCGGCTCCCTGATAATAGATTGGCTTAAATCCTTTACTGCTAATGTTAATAGTAGCATTAGCCCCAACATCTTTAGTAAACTTGACAACGACTATAGCACCATTATAATAATTAAATCCAGAAAGAGCATTAGCAAGAAATGCAGTAGATGTAGAAGAAGATAAAGTACTCATATACCCAAAGCCTAAAGAAGATGTAGTGGGTAAAGCTTTAGAAGAAGTAGAAAAATTTATACCTTCATCTTCATATCCTTCCTCATAAGTATAGTCAAGATATAATACTTTAACATCAGTGGAAGTTAGACTAATATATGTCCACTCTGCATAAGAGCCATCATCTGATATTGAAATAGGATAATATAAAGTTCCATGATAATCAATTATTGCTTCTTTATCCAGGTCACATAGTAAATCTTTAGATTGTTGAAGGGAAAGAGTATTATTACTGGAATCTTTAAAAGTAATATAACTTCCTGATCCGTCTGCTTTAAGATATGTTCTCTGTTTACTTTGATCTATTTGATCTATTCGTTTCCATTCAGCATTAGGACTGTCATAGATATAGAAAATCTCTTCACTACCATCAAATCCTATAGTACCAGTAGGAACACTATCAGCAACCATATCAGACTTACTACTGTACTCTTTAAACCCAGCTTTCCCGGAGAGAGCTGTATAAATTGCTCCTCCTTGTACTGGATTAGTTTGTGAAGCCCCGGTAATATTAGGATCGACTGTAATACTTCCTCCACCTCCTGTATTATCTTGCCAGCTATCTACCGCAATTAGTCTATAGTAGGTATTATATATGAAAGTAGCAGTATCCCCGGCTTTAATAACTCCAGCGGTAATAGCTGCATTCTTATTATATATTGCTTTAGCTCCTTTACTGTTTATATTAAGAGTAGCATTAGCCGGAACATCATAATTAAATTTTACTGATACTATACCGTTAGCTGTAAGAGCATAACTGGAGAGAGTAGCGGTAATAGTGGCTGAAGCTGAGGAATTACTTTGAACTGCATAACCCTGACCTAAAGCTACATTTGTGTAAGTAGTATTAGCATCATAACTCCATCCTTGCCATACCCAGTTAGTACCATTCCACATATAGGTAATGTATCTTCCAGCATATCCATAGTAAGTCTTAGAAGCAGAAACACCAGTATTATACCAAACACTAGCAGATCCACAACCATTAACATCTAATCCCAAGTTTGAAGCTGCTGAGTTAGTATAAGTAAATTTAACTGAGATTACTGTTCCTAAGAGGGGTTTTCCGTTAGCATCAGTAGGGAATGTTTCTACTGTACATACTTTAGGCATGGTAGCTGCGGCAGTAGTACATTCACCTACATATATCTTACTCCCGGTAACAAATCCAAGATCATTAGTTAGATCTGAAACTTTACTGGGAATTGTTGTAGTATCCGGGAGAGCACCTACTTCACTGGCTGTATAAGTAGGTTTATTCTGAGCTTTAGCCCAAGAAGGAACTGTAGGATCTGTTTCAGTATAGGAAGTCAAATATCCAGCATCATTTGTAAAGGAAGAGACATTAGTAGGTTTATTTTGAATATAGGCATCACTGGAAGAGTTAGTTTCATTCCAATTAGCCTGAACATTTACCTCTGCACCTGAAGCAATTCTATCTAGTTTATCCTTTAGTGTTGTAGTAAAGTTATTATCGGTATGGACATAATTTGCATCTGTTACTATGTTATCAGGGAGATCAGGAATAAGATTATTTACTTCCCCTTTAGTATAGACTTCACTCTTAGTATATACATCAGCAGAATTAGCTTTTAGTGCTAATTGTCTTTCTGTAGCTATATTATCTCCCTGGTTAGCTGTAAATTGATATGTTAATGATCCTCCAGTCCTATCATAAAAGGATACATACTCTTTACCATTAGTATCAATATAGTTATATAGAGTAGTAGCCGCTCCATCTCTCTGTAGATTAAGACCATTAGTAGAGAAGGTTTCACTAGCACTTCCGTTTTTATTTGCTTTCCCGGCTAAGAGTGTATTAGTTTCAGATTTAGTATAAACATCTGCTAAAGCTGTATCATGTGCATTATCTTTCCCGGTAGATCTAGATATTTCTGCATCTATTTTTGCATCTAGACCTGCCACTATGTCTATTAAATCCTGGGCATCATCTCCATCAGGGACTATAATATTTGATACTATATAGAAGATAGTAGTCCCGGATATGGATTTATTAAAGGTATCATCACTAAAAGAACCATCTTCCTCCGGTATCAGGACAGTATAATTCATTACTCCAGTCCCTAGAGGATAAAGTTCAGTCCATTCCAGGTGAATAATCCCATCTACTACATCTTCATTAGTCTTAGTTATATTTACAGCCTTACTAGTGGTATAGAATTGAATGGTAAAAATATCACTATCCAGCCCTTTAACTACTCTAATGGGAAATCTTATATCATCATTAGTCGTTATTCTCTTCATTGTCGCTGTTTATAACATTATCCTCAATTTTAGTATAGGCTACCATGTGTATATCTCCACCCTCAATAGGACTATAACCTAGTTCTTTTCTGACCTCATTGGGTGATAAAACTCCCTTATCTAGTAATGTTGCGTAATAGGAGGCTAGAGCACTCTTATCAGTCTTCAGTAGTGCAGTTTCATCAAGATCTATTACCAGGTTACTCTCACTAGGTTTGAAGAGCTTCCTGGTAAATTCCTCTTCTACTAATACTATATAAGGATTAAGGGTATGTAGGAGGAATTGATTCTGAGTAGCTTCAATAGTAGAATAGCTTGAATGTGATAGATCTCCTAACAATACCGGAGAAATACCAAAGAATCTAGCTATGTCGGTAATATTAAATTCTCTACTCTCTAACATTTGACTTTCAGCTGCACTAAGTTGAATAGGTTTATAGTCCATATTCCCCTGAAGTACTGCTAAACCTGCACCTCCGTTACTGTAGGCTTGATTCCAGGAGCTTCTAATTTGGTCTCTCTGTTTATCATTAAGTTGTCCCTGTACTGTTAGAATACCAGCCAAGTTACAGCCACTAGTAAAGAAGTTATTAGCACTATTTTCTGTATTATTTGATAGGTTAATAGATCTAGTAGCATAAGTTAAAGTACTAACTCCATTAACTCCATCATAAGTATTCTTTAAGAGGTGAATCATGTTAATAGGCTCAATCCTCTTTTTACTTACATAATTACAGGTATAGTATAATTCTTTCTTTTCTTTATTGTAGTGAATTTGTACATCACCACTAGGAAGATATCTAAGACCTGTTACTGTTCCATCCCCGGCTCTCTCTATATAGGCAAATCCATTACCCCTAAGCATAATAGACTGGATCAGAAGTTTAATGAAGGTATATTTTGATAAGTACCCTGCATTCTTCATTACCAGGTTTAGGGAATGACTGTCTAATTCATTGTAGTGATCAGCGTCTAACTGTCTGATCTTAATAGGGAGCATAGCAATAGAATCACTAATAATCTCTACAGCCCTATATACAGCACTAATATTCATTGCACTGTATTGATTTCTAAGACCGGAGAAATTTAGAGCATCACCAAAGATATAGGGTGAATTTACAGTAGTAGTATCTCTTTCTTCTACTTCCTTACTTCTCTTTTCTATATTCCATCCAAAAAGTTTCATGGTATTAAATTCTAATTAATTACTCCTATGATGTTGCTGTACTGTGGTGTTTCTAAAAATACTCCTAATGCCTGTAAGATAGCTATGGTTCCGTCTATTTTAAGTTGATCAGATCCTTTAACTGGCTTTACATTATCATTATGGTCATATTTCAGGGTAACATTACTGAAGCACCATCTAGTTATCTCATTATTATCTAACTTCACTTTTCCCAGCTTCATCAGTCTCTCAAATTCTTTAGTACATCTGTTAAAGTGCCATAGAGCTTGAGAGAAAGGTTCCAGGGGTAATCCTTCAGTGGTAGCAGATATAGCCCACTGAGTAGCATTATAACTATCATACGCAATCTTATCTATAAAGACTTTCTCATTTACCTTCATGATATCTCTTAGTACATAGTCATAATCCGTTACATTTCCATCCGTAATAGTTAGATAGCCCTTTCTTCTCCACTCCTTGTATAATTCAGCGTTACTATTATCATAAAGGGCTGATTGTGGTAGGTAATAGTAATTCTTGAAGTAATAGTATCCATCAAAGGGAACTAATACTGATACCGCTGTTAAGTCACTCACACTAGCTAAGTCTACTCCTATATAACAGGTAGATTCAGAGAAATTATCTAAGTTTACCTCTACAGTACTATCAAGAAGCAAGTCATTAGGAATCCATATATCCTGACTTGATACCCACTGATTAAAGTTTTTGGTTCTTGTACCTACTTCCAATGTACTATTATTCTTAGCCTTCTTTACCTGTTGCTCTAGGTATTCATAAGATACTGTATGTCCTAAGGAGGGGTTAGCTTTTATCCAGTTCTTAGGATCACTCCAATCATCTTCATCATCTAGTGTAAAAATTGCTGTAAACTGTGAATCATCTTCCTTCACTCCACTCAGAATATCTAAGCAGGTTTGGCGGTAGTTATAGCAGAATCCGTACATATTGAATCCCGCTGTAGTAATGATTATAGCTAAACTGTTCTCTCTCATACCCTGGGAAGAGCACATTACATCCCAAAGTCTAGAATCCGGTTGTTCATGGCATTCATCTAATACAAAACAGTAAGAGTTATATCCATCATTTCCTCCGGCATCACTACTAAGGATCTGTAAGAAGGAGTTAGTCTTATCAAAATGGATTCTGTCTCTATATCTCCTGAAGTATTTTCCTTTCTTATCTATAGTGGAAAGATAATTACTGGACATATCAAAACAGATTTTAGCTTGTTTTGCACTGTTAGCTACCATTTCTACCTCAGATCCATTTTCTCCATCAGCCACTAACATATACAAACAAATTGCAGCGGCTAAAGCGGTTTTTCCTTGTTTTCTAGCTAATTCACAGTATACATAGTTAATCACTCTTCTCTCAGTCCCGGGATAATAGAACCCAAATATATTACATACTATCCAATACTGGTAAGGAAGTAACTCAAAGGGCTTTCCATTATGTTTCCCGGTATTGTGTCTGAGTTTAGAGATGAAATTAACTACTCTATCTACTTTATCCGGTCTAAATTCATACTTCTCAAACCAGCTCATAAATCTCTGACAGGCTTGGATTATGTATTTCCCGGCTACTATATTACCTTCAACTACTTCCTTGGGATATTTCCAGTATTTCTCATCAAAGTCTTTATACTTTAGATTTTCCATAATAGGTTACTTTATCAGATTCTCCAAGAAATCATCTGTATCATCTTCAGTCTTATCATTGATCTTAGCTGAGGAATATGGACTTAATCCCAGGTGTTGAATCTGCTTTAGAATTGTCGCTTGTAAGTCTTTCATGGTAGATAGAAGAGGGTTTTTCTTATATCCGGCTGCATCAAATATCCCGGTCTTCTCTACTTCTTCTTTACACTTAATATAGAGATCCATGTTATCAGCCAGGAGAGAAATTACCCCTTCCCACTCTTCATTAACTTTTCCGTATCTATCTACCAGGTATTTTCTCACATTCTTGATATATTTCTTAGTTTCTTTTTCCATATTGTATAGTCTTTATTGACCTCTCCTAGACTTATTCAATAGGATCCAGTAGGTAGCATCAATTTCCCATACTAGATCTTTAATTTCCTTTAACTTCCCTATAGCTTCCATTAATTCATCAGGATCATTCACATCTAGAACTTCATTAATAGCGTGTAGGTCTTCTGCTAATGGAATAATATCATCTATCTTAGAGGTATCCGGTTTACTTACTTGTTTCATACTCTAAGTGTTTCTCTTTTGTCATTTGTTATAGTATGTTGTTGTCTTATTTATTCTTTACTCTCTATAAAGAATACTATAATATCCCTCATACTAGTTAAGCGATTTTAATAACCTCTGAACTCTACCTATTCCTACTTTAATACCTTGTTCCTTCAGTAGAGCTAGGTTTTTTCTTACTGATAAATTAGAATCCAGTAAGTCTTTTAATTCTTCATCACTGAGTTTAGCCTTATCTGTCTTGTACCCTTTCTCTTTACAGAATCTATATAAGGTTCTCTCACTAACTTTAATCTTCTTATTGACTTCTACCAGGTTCTCTTTAATTGACTTAGAGGGATTGTAGATTTCACTGATTAGATTCCAGGTAACAGCTTTTAGATCTGCTTTACTCTCATAGGTTCCACTCTTGAAGATAATTCCACTCTTAGATTTGCCTCTGAGATATTCCAGGTTTTTAGAGTACATTTCTTCAATATCAGAAATCTCTAACTCCATAGCTGCTTCTACATTCTTTACCAGGCAATCTATATCCAGGTCTTTATCGATCTCAAAGAACCTATATCTGTCTTCATAAGCACAAAACAGTAAAGTATCAGGATCTATATCAGGATTCATTACTCTTCTCAGGCAAATTCTCTCATAGATCTTCTTTCTTCTCTTCTGTCCGTCTTTTACTTTAGTAGCATTCCAGTAGAGGCTAAAATATCCCTCCGGAGTAAATTGGTAAATATCATCTATCCAATCCTCACTCTCTTTTCTGTAGGAGTATGTGAATTTATGTCTGTTATATTTCATAAACTCATCATAGGACATTCTTTTCATATCCTCAATTAACCTTAGACTAATATCAGGTGTTTCTCTTTTGTCATTTGCTATAGTATGTTGTTGTATTAATTCTTCTTTATAATACATACCAAACATACTTAGATACCTATTAATATAGTCTCTTTTATCTGAGGTTAAAGTTTTATAGTGTCCATTACCTCTCAAGAATCTATAATAACCTTCATCACTAACTCCAAGATCACTGAAATCATAAATCTCATTAGTTATTCCATACTCTAGGTTAATTCCAGGAAGATCTTTATTTGTGCCATTAAAATACTGAGCACATCTAAGATTACAATTATCCTCTATTACCTCATTAGTATCCTTTTCGATTATTCTATTAAGATTCCAGGCTACATATCTGAAGTACATAGGATCAGGGATAATTAAGGAGTTAAATACATAAATTAATCTGAATCTAGCTCCTTTTCCTTTCTGCTGGTTACTATAGGAAGAATAATAGAAAGTGGGTTTTAGGGTTAAAGTAGCTACATAATCCTTAGCACTGGGATAGGAGGTTTCATCGATATCCACTCCTATTACATAACTTCCGGCAAAATTAGCATTAGTCTTCTCACAACTTCCAAAACTACCATCCTTTCTTGTTTTCTGAGGGTTGAATAGGTGACAGAATACCTTACCCTTCAAAAGCTCATCCAGGAGGGCTTGAGGTGTTGTATAAGTCCTCTCAAATCCTATTCCTCTATTGGGATTAAAGCCATATTTTTCTCTAATCTCTCTGTTTTCTTCATTCATACCACTTCCAATCATAGCGTTAGAAATGGTCTTATCAATAAAAGCCTCCCTACTTAGAGATACCGGGAAGCTGAAACTTTTGTTAATTACCATAGTATTGTACTATATTTTATATGAATTACTTATTTTCCTTGGGAGTATCATTAAGAAATTCCCATTCATCTATCTTTCTAAGCCAGTTATATCTAGACTGTCCTACTAGTTTTATGGCTTGTTTTCTATTTTCGAACTGTATTCCTGTAGATTTGTGTCTTAACATTGTATTAAATTTTATTAGGGTTATCTAGTATTAGGTTTTTAAAGGTTTTCAGGAGACTTTTTTGTTTTTAATGTAATAGAAGGCATTGGTTCTCCCTCTACTGTTAAAACTCCTTCTCTGATTGTTCCTCTATGATCGAACTCTGTCCAATATTCAGGGTATCTTTCATAGAATTTTGGTGTTTCAGACCTGGGAAAGCCTAAATTCCCGGTAAAGTCTTCAGGTATCTCTTCTATTGTAGCAAAATAGGTAAAGTCTGTTAAGTTATCAAAGTTCTTCATTATCTCTTATCTGATTATGTATTAGGTGGTGACAGTCCTTACAGAGTGCCATCAAATTTCCGGGATCATAAGCTAGTCCCATCATCTCTGTTTCATCTTTTCCAGTACTGATAGGCTTGATATGATGTACCTCTTCAGCTGGTTTTACTATGTCACTCTCTAAGCATCTCTCACAAAGTGGGTTTTGCATGAGATATCCGTTCCTCAGCTTAACCCACCTTGTAGAGTTGTACAGTTTTGCTATTTCTTTAGGTCTTCCATGTTTAGAGTGATTTTTCTTTTTCTTGAGTTTAACGATTTCAGGCATTTTTCTAGGCTCTATCTATATACATTTTTTTATATTCTTCGTAATACTTTGAACAATCCAAAGTAAGGAAAGCTTGATCATAAGGGATTGCGAAGGTAGGATAACTCTTTTTCTCACTGTTTTTATCCATCTGTGTCTTCTTAATAATCCAATCGAATGTATCTACTTTCTTCCAATTTATAGTACTGAGATTAAATAAGTAACAGGTCTTTTCGTTTTGGAGTAACATATAGAGAAGATTTGTATCATATTCAGTCTTTTCCCTCATTCTATTGTACTTATCTACTCTTAAAGTTGCATGAGGATAAAGTTTCTGTAGCTCTTCACTTTTCTTTCTCTCCTTAATTTCCAGGTTAAATTTAAACGGACTACCCATAAACATACATTCACCTTTTATGTCTACTGGATCTTTTAAGGCTGTTCTCCACATTTTAAGGTTAGTTCCAGTACAGCAGTCTTTTAGAATCCATACTGCTATCATCCTATCTCTGAACTCTTGCATTTCTATTAATCTGTCTATTGTGCTCATACTACTTATCTGTGTGTGTTTATCCATTTTATCAGGTCTATTACTATGTCTATGAGGAAATATAGCAATCCAAAAGCTAATCCTCCTAAAATTACTCCTACTATGAGGGTACTTACTGTTATTGTAACGGTATTCATGGTATTAGTTAGGTTTTAAGGTTTATTCTTTCTTGTCTTCTTGGTTATTGTCCTGGTTATTTCCAAATATCTTAGCTATAATATCAAGTACTGTAAGACCTATAGCTGTCCATACTACAATCATTGCTGCGGTATACATAATTTTTCCTCCTATAATTTATTTATTGTTGTTTTTAAGATCTTCTATGTCCTTATCCAGTCCCTTTGAAAGATCTATGATATGTTTGAACTCATCTAAAAAGTCCGGTCTCTGTATTTTTGAAGTCTCTGCTATTCTCTCTAGTGTCTCATAAAGCAGATCTATCTCTTCATCTACATTGTCTAAATAATTCCTGTGCTCTTCCATAATTTACCAATTTCTTTTACTATGTTTCCAAATGTATCCGTAGGCTCTTTTATAACTCTTCTTACAAGCCTCTGAGATCTGATAATAGTCATACCCGGTCATTTCACAGCATTTTGTTATACTGGGATATGTAGCTAATAGTTCTCCAGTCTCTAAGTCATATTGCTCTACAGGCTTCTCTATTGAATACCTAAGATTATCAGCTCTAGTCATCCATTCCAGGTTATCTACTGCACAATTCTTAGGGTTATGATCAATATGGTTAATAGTCTCCAAGTTCTCAGGATTAGGTATAAAGGCTTTTCCTACTAATCTATGTACATATTCTCTATATCCTTTTCCTAACTCTACTTTATAATATCCTTTACTGTTATTGAAAGGCTTTAGGATTCTACCAGTCCTATCATTTCTTACTCTTCCTAAACTGCTAACACTGTAATTGTCATTCTCAGTGATCTTTCTCCATTCTTCTTTTACACTATTCATAATACTATTTTATTAATTAAAGGTTATCTACATTCTTACATAGGTTAGGGGGCTGGTTATTGCAACTTCCAACCCCCTTAGTAATATGAGTAATGTAAGAATGTATATTATATTAAAAGTTTTGACACTTTTTCTCTATCATGTATAAGGTTTCTAAGCTTTTTGTCAGAATTTTTTGGGGGAAGGCTTCAATTTGCTATTAAAATCCTACTTTTTCTAACATTTTGCTATTTAGACTATTTGAAGTGAAATTAGCCCAAAATTACCTTCTATACATATATAAGGTTTCTAAGCAAAATGGGCTCTAAAAATAGGGGGAAAACAGGGTAAAAATGGGCAAAAAAGGGCTAAAAATGGGTATTTTACCACATTTGCCCCCATTTTGCTATTTTTGCCTTTTTCATTTTTTATTTTTTCCCAGTAAAGCCCTGAAAAGCCTAATATCTGAGGGTTAATTAATAGGAAGGAGGTGTTAGGGGGTAGGTGCTCCGGTGTCTATCCCCATTTCAATAAAACTCCCCTATTAACCCTTGGAAGCCTAATAAGTGTCTAATAAAGAGGAATCCGGTTAAAGGGAATTTAGCCGGAAACCCATTCTAGTGTTGTCCATAATTTATTTATAAAGAGAGAGTAGCCATTACAGTTACTCTCTCAACTTTTTTTATCCCTTCTTGATCTGTTTAGCCTTATCTTTCAGTGTAAAGAAGTAGGTATATTTTACTGTTTTGCCTCTCATTACCTGGACAGAGACCTTAATAGCCTTTCTTCCTCCTTCTACTGTCTTCTCTATTGTAGCCTGTTTAATATGTTTCTGTACTAATTCCCTCTTCTGTAACTGGGTAAATTGGTCTAGATCTGAAGTATCTACAGGCTTTCCACTCATAATATCATCTATGTGGTCTTGAATATCCAGCCTCTCATACAGATATCTTTCTCTTTCAGCCTCTACTTGAAATCTCTCCAGTGTAAGCTTTCCCAGTCTACTCTCTTCAACTTCCTTACTGATCTTATTGTCCATATAACTCTCTACAGTCCTATCCTTTTTGGTCTGTATCTCTTCTACCCGGACATCAATCTGTTCTATTTTCTGATTCAATACCTCTAATCTCTCCTTCAAGCTGGGAATAGAAGCCTGATTATACCTCTTCCTGGATAAAATCTCTTCATCTCTAGCTACAGTCCAAATAATAGTATCCATAGCCTCTACTTTAATAGAATCAGAATTACCACAGGGATCATCTTCAAATCTATCAGGCTTGGAGTGACGGTAACATACATACTTATCATCATTAGCAGTATAATTCCCTCCACAATCCTTACACTTCAGGATCTTAGCGGCTAAATGAGTATATCTAGATTCTTTACTCTTTCTAATTCCCAGGTCATTTCCAGTCCTAACAGCCTCTACTTTATCCCATAACTCCTGAGAAATAATAGCTTCATACTTAATTCCGGCTTTACTCTTACCAATATAGGAGGGATTAGAGAGGATATTATTTATGTTATTGTCAGTTATAACCCTTCCTCTCAGCTGTATTCCCCGGTTCTTCAGTTCTTTTGCCAATGATCTTACAGAGTATTTACCTGTACTGTACTCATTGAATATTAGAACTACATTCCGGGATTCTTCAGCTGAGGGAACAATAAAACCGTTAGAATCTACTATATAACCGTAAAGAGCACCATTAGCACCTCCATTCCATCTTCCCAGGTCTTTATTTCTCTGTCTACCTCTAGCAAATCTTTCAGCCTTAATACTCATTTCTGCCTCTGCTACCCACGCTGAAAACATGAAGATAAGGTCAGTCATTCTAGATAAGGTTCCATCAGCATTAAGAAGCCTAACAGTTTCCGGTTTATAGATAGTTAACTGGATCTTCTTAGCTACTAGAATCTTTTTCAGTCCTTCAAATCTCTCTTTATCCCTGGCTAACCTTGAGATCTCCCAGCAATAAATATTAGATACAGGTTCAGTTTTAAGTTTCTGTTTTAGCTCTTCCATGATCTCTTCATAAAGTTCATCCTGTTTAATAGCACTTGCACCTAATCCCTCAATATAGATTAAGTCCTTCTCACTGTAACCTTCACTCTTAGCAAATTCAGTAAGATCCTTTTTCTGCTGAGTTAAATCCTGTTTCTTGGTACTAACTCTCAACCAAATAATAGCTTTCTTGTCCATATCTCTAGTGTTTTAAGTTTAACTATGGCACAAAGATAGTATGGATTTTTGAGATAAACAAGAAAGGGAGGGACATTTTATAATATGGCTATAGCAATGGTATGAAATGTCCTACCCATTTAAAAGGGCTGATACTGAGAAATTTAGCTATTATCATCACCGGGAAAGCATCATCACCGGGGAAATTCCTTAACAAAGTTTAACGGTTCAGGATAAAAAACGCTCTACTAAGTAAGGGGATATTATAGTATTCTTTATAGAGAGTAAAGAAGAATTAAGTCAACAACATACTATAATAAATGACAAAAGAGAAACACTTAGATAGTAGTGGTACAAATTTTGCCTCTTGGGGCTTTCACCAAGTTTGAAATTTGCCGCCCGTGTGAAGAAACC